GACGACGTGCCCGCCCCCAGTTGGTCGGCCGGCACGGCATCCCGGCGTTCCAGGGTGCCGTCCTTGGCCCGGACATAGCGTCCGCCGACCGTAGGCCGTTGAGGCGGAGTGGTTTCAGGGGGGATCACTTGCGCTCCTTCACAGATAAATACGGGTGTAGAGGGCCGTCTCGGCCCGGTTGCAGAGGACCCCGCAGAACATCACTGGGCCGCTATCCAGAAGCTGCAGGCCGGCTGCAGCCTCCTGGCCGGGCTCGGCCTCGATGACGGTCGTCACCACCACGCCGCCCAGGGTTTCGTCTTCCCGGAACGCCTGGCGGGCGGCCTCGATTACTTCATCCAGGGACTTCTCTGAGGCGCTGGCGTCCTCGAGGGCACGGAAAATCCGGATGCGCCATTCGTGGGTGGTGGTGAAGCGGCCGAGTGAATCCGATGTTTCCCGGGTCCGGATGCGGCGGACATGGCCGCCCTGTAGCGGCTCGCCCGGGATCTGATACATGGCGCGAAATTCCTTTTCGGACTTGGAAAACCGCTCGTAGTCATTGACCACGCCGATTCCCGGCACTGTCTGCAGCTTGGCCACGATGGCCGCCCGTTGCTGTTCCAGGTCGCTCATGGTCAGCCTCTCAGTCGGTCGCCGATGCGGCGTACGGTGGCCCCGAGCTGGTGCTCCAGGGTGCTGCGGCCGGCGGCGGCTGCCTGGTGGAACATGCCCACGCCCAGGGTGCCGCGATGGGCAATGGCCAACTGGATCCGCCGGGCAGCATCATCGGCCTCGCTGGCTGGTAGCCCCAGCTTGAGTCGGGCCCATTCCTGCAAGGGCTGGATGGGGGCCCAATGGGGGCGACTTCCCAGCTCGACGGCCTCGGCGTAATCCAGGGGGGAGCCGACGGTGCCCAGGACGGTCATTTCCGTAGCCTGAACCCGGCTGAAGATGGACTTGGCCAGGGCGCCGTGGGCACCCCTGGGCGTCCGCTCCTGGGTTTCCCCCTCCAGGTACTGGGTGGCGCCGGTCATGAAGCGGATCAGTTCCTCCCGGGTGACGCCGGGGGCCTGGGACAGGAATCTGTCCAGGCTGGCGGAATCGCTGATCGACATCTGCAGCAGCTGGTCGCTCACAGCCGCCTCCGGGGCATCAGCCAGGGCCGTACTGGTCCCCAGGCGACCTGGGTGCCGGCGGAGGTCTGGGCAGGCTTCTCGCCAAGGCCAAGCAGTTCCTGGTAGCGCTTTTTCTGGGCCCGGGCCCGGGCGGCATACTGCTCACCCTTGCTGCGCCGATCCACGCTGTCGGCCTTGATGGTGGTATCCCCGTCATTGGTATGCAGGTTGGCCAGCTGCTCGAGGAGCAGGCTGGCGGCGTAGGCCGAGACGGCCTCCCGATCACCGGCGGGAATGGTGTCTTCCAGGTCGCTCAGAACATGGGAGATGGAATAGGAGATGCGCACCTGGCGGCCCTGGGGCTGCGCGGTCGCCATCATGATCTTTACCCCATCCGGGGCGGAGTACAGCCAGAAGCCCTGGTCCGGGAGGAATGCCGGGGGGACGAGCCCCACCGGCGCCTCGATGGATTTCAGGTCGGAGACTTCCGGCTCCCATCCGGAGGGAAGCGGCAACATGCTTCCCCCCGGCGCCGTTACGTCTTCCACAGTATTGCGTGGGCGGTCGGCGCTGTAGCGGACCACTGCCTGGGTGATGGCCCGGCCACGCTCCTCCGGGGAAATGCGATCCCCGTCATCCCGTACCAGGTCATCCACCAGGGCCTGCAGGTCCGTCAGCGCCATCTCCGTCCCCTTAGCCGGCCACCACGGACTTGTAGCCGCCGCGGAAGTCCGTCACCGCGCCGCCGTAGATGTGGCGGATCTTGTAGGTGATGGAATCGTTGGCAAACAGGCTGCCGACAGTCGGGTTGTCCTGGACGAAGATTTCCGGCTCTTCATTGCCATCCAGGAAGCCAACTTCGATGCCGGGGATATCCAGCTTGTCGGCCATGGCCACCCAGTCGTTGGCGTCGGTCCAGTACCAGACGGGCACGATGGTCGGCGCCTGGGTCTGGATGAAGCTCTGGTCGTTGCTGGTGCCGCGGTTCTTGAACAGCTCGAAGGCCGCTTCTTCCTGGGCTGCGGACAGCAGCAGGAACTTGGGCGGGATGCCGAGGCGGTCGTTGGAGCCGGCTTCCTGCTGGGCCATCATGGCATTGCGGGCAGCGGACCAGGCGGCGCTGCTGAGGGCCGCGGTACCCAGGTTGCCGTGATCGACGTGGAAGAAGGCTTTGCCGTCGTAGATCGCCGGGTTCTGGCGGAGCATGTCCAGGACGAACTTGGCCAGGGTGCGCTTGGCAGCCCGGGACAGCTTGGTCGGGATCTGGCGGATCAGGCTCACGTCATCGTTGCGCACCATTTCCATGGTGACCCGGGCCAGGCGGCCGGTCTTCGCCGCCTTGTAGGTGGCGGACTCGTCATCGGGAACGCCGCCATCCGCATAGTCAGCACCTTCGGCCACCGCCGGCAGATCGCCGAAGCCGCCCCAGCGGGTACGTTCCTGGGTGCGGAAGTCGGTAAGCGGCACCACGTTGGCCACCAGGCGCCAAACGTCGTACTGGGACTGGGCCCGGTAGTCGGCCAGCATCCGGCGGGTGATGGAATCGCCCAGGGCCAGGGCAAAGGTGGTGCTGTCCATGGCGGCTTCGGCGAAGCGGCCGCCCAGGCTTTCACGCATGCGGGAACGGTCGCAGTCTTCCAGGCGGCCGGTCACACGGCGGTCGCCGGTGATCTCGACGTAGCACTCGCGGAAGGACTGGACGTTGCGGTGGTCCTGGTGGGCCGGGTCGAAGAAGGCGTCCAGCATGCCGGCAATCTGGGCGGAGCGGTCGCCGACCTGAATATCCGGGAACTGATCGACACGTACCCGGCCAGATTCGACGAAGCGGGCCAGGTATTGGCGCTCGGCATCGATGGCCGCGGTCACATCCGCCTCGACGAAGCGCTCACGGGCCGCGAAATCGCGCTGCAGGCGATCCTTTGCCGGTTGGGGCAGAGTGCTGGCAGCGATGACATCACGGGCATTGGCGCGGGCTTCCACCATGCGGATACGCTCTTCGGCCTGGGCGACGGCGTCCAGGGTGGCCGCCGAGTTCTGCTCACTGTTCGCCAGCATCAGGGCTTCCCGGTAGGCCAGCTCGATCTCGTCGTCGGTGGCGGTTTCGGGGTTGAGCTTGGCGTAGGCCTTGGGGTTCTTGGCCTCGACCAGGCGCAACATCTTTTCACGCAGATTCATGTCGGATTCCTCCTGGGATTGGTGATCGGGGGCAGATTCAACGAGTCGAATCAGGCGGCCCCCAGCCCCCGGCTCGACAATCAGATCGACGGAATCCACCTGGGTGATGGACTTGGCTTCCTTCACCCGCTTGCCTTCCAGCATTCGGGAGACGCCGGCGCCCCGGGCGTCGATGGACAGGCCAACCAGGTCGGTTTTACCTTCGGCGATGGCATCCACGATCAGCGCCCGGGTGTGGTCGGGCAGGCCAGGCAGACGGATGTCCGCTTCGATGTGGGCAGGCTCAGTGCCCTTGGCTTCCACGAAGCGAGGGGCTTTGACCCAACCCACCAGCTTGCGCACATCGCGGCCCCCCTTGCCCTTGAGGTGCTCGTCGTCGGACATGGCGTAGATCCGCACACCATCGAACTGAGGCGCGGCTTCCTTGAGCAGGGTTTCGGGGTACAGGACGTTGGAGGAGGACAAACCGGCCCGAATGATCACGGCCTTGAATTCCACGCCAGCGGGCTGGCCTTCAGCTTCCTTCAGCTCGAGGGGGGACGATTCCTTCATGGGTACGAAGGTTTCGATAACTTCGACCGGGTCCTCCAGGCTTACCTGGCCGCCATCCATGGTGTAGCTGTAAGACAGGGTCTTGCCGTCCAGGGTGATCACGACCTTGTCGTCGTAGACGGCTTCCAGCTCAAACCACTTGCGGTCAGCGGGAGACTTGCCGGTGTTGATCTTGGCTTCCAGGGCGACCCGGACCATGCTGATGACCCGCATGTGGTCGGGAGCGGCCTCCTTCAGCGCCATGCCACGCAGGCCGGCCTGGGGAATCATCAGAGGGTCCCTTCCAGCTTCTGGCCGTCGCGGGTCACCACGACAACGCGGGAATCATCGAACACGGAAAAGGCCAGAATCTCCTCGGCGGAGACGGGGGCCTTCTTGGTCTTGCCGGTGGGCTTGCCGTCCTGGCCCAGCTCGGGAACCATCCGGACGACCTTCTTTGCCACTTCGGCCTTGCTGGGGAGAGCCTTGGCTTCTTCAGCCTTGGCGGTGGGAGTTGCGGGGGTGCCCATGGATGCCTCCTGGTTGTGGTTGAACAACGAACAGGAGCCATCCTAGGGATGGGGGCCGGGTGAGGCCGAGTAAAACCTTTTAGGAAAAACAAAGCCCCGGGCAGGGCCGGGGCTTGGGCTGGGACTTTACATCGGCCGATTGCCGGGAGGCAAATTCAGGAGGTCTTCCGCTTCTCCAGGAGCTGCTGCAGGGTCTGTCCTTCGGCGATCTGTGCCTTGTTGGGGTTGAGGCGTATTTCCTGCCTGGAATAGGGCTTCCGGTCGGCCATGGTCGCCCCCCAGTCCCGGACTTTTGGTACCGAAACGCAACCGCAGTTGATCACCTCGCCAGCCGGCGCAGCTGGATCGTGGGGGTGCATCATCTTTATCGGCCCGCCAGCGGTCTGGATCGTAAATGGCTTGTCAGCAGCCACCCGCTGACCATCCGCCAAGTCATGGTTGAGACGGGAGTGAATCTTGCCGCTGCGCCGCCACACCTTGTCCATGGCTACAAGCAAATTTGCCTGCTCCAGGCGCCTCTGGCCGGAGACCGCGAAAGCCGTTCCCAAGCCGGAGCGCACGATGGTCATGGCCCGGGTCCGGGAATCCTCTCCCAGCACGCTACTCACCCTGGTGATGGTCTCGTGGATTCCCTGGGCACCGATCATGGTGAGGCCCAGCTCCTGGTTGATCTTGGACAGCGCCTGGACGCTGATGTCGCGGATCCGCTCTGTCTGAAAACTGCGGATTGCCGTCAGCAGCTGGCCGTCGAGCATGGGCAGCTGCAGGGCAATGCCGGCGGCGCCGAACGGGTCCAGGATGAAACTCTCGCCGACGGACCAGGCATCTCGGGTTGCGCTGGCCATCACGCTGGCGCCAGCATCACCCAGTTCCGCCAGCACCTGGCTGATCTGCCGCTGCAGCTGGTCCAGATGCCATTGCTGGTAGTCGCTCGGCGCCCCTGCCAGGATGATCTGGACACGCTGCAGGGCGACCTGCAGCAGGCGATCCAGTTCATCCCGGGTGGAGGTCATCAGCCGGGTACGCTCTTCCAGGATGCTGTTTTGCGCCCTGGAAAAAGCCCTTTCTTCCTTACGCATCACCAGTCCCGGTCTTCGGCGTCGTGAAGACATCCCCTTCTTTCAGTCCTGCAGCAGCTTTCAGGGCATCGGCCAGTTCCGCCTCCACGTCAATCTCCACCCCAAGACGGCCGGCGATGGCAGCAATCATCCGAAGCGCCGTCTTCCGGGTGATATAGCCCTTCTCCACAGCCATGGCTACGCCAACCACAACCTGCTGCAGAGCAGATGCGTACTTGGTGGTATCCCGGGCCGTCATTTCCGGGAACATGGCTTCTACCTGGTAGGCCTCGTCCCCCAAGTCTGGCTCTTGTTTTGACTCGGCCCATTCCTTCTGGCGCAGGACGTACAGGCCAATGCTCTCAAGCATGAACTTGACGACCTGCTGGCGCATGGAGAACACCTTGAAGGTCGGCTCACCCATCTCTGCAGCTGCGGCCCGGTTCACGTCTCCGCCGCCGCCGAACCAGTGCTCGGGGATGGTGCCTCCGCCCAGGACATGGTTCCTCAGCAACCGGGCCCCTTCGGCCGAATCGGCCGCGTTTAGGTTGGGAGACACGGCAGTCCATTTCTCGGAATCGTTGTGCACCCTGACGCTGCCAGGACTTGGCGGATGGATTTCCCGGGACCGCCGGGTAACCTCGTCCGGATTGGCCCCCTTCAGCTCCACGTCCCAGACGAAAGCCCGCAGGAACTTGTTGCGGTCCATCTCGCCGAACAGATACTCCTCGTATCCATCCACCCAATCAGCTCCGGCCAGCAGATCAGAGCGCCCCCGGCGTCCGTTGGACAGGTCATTGACCGTGAAGAAGAAGGCTTCGCCATCCGCGAAGGTCTGGCGAATCTCCTGGGTGCGGGAGGTAAAGACATCCTCCGGGCCATTGACGATCACACGGTAGCGCCGGGCCTGGCCCTTCCTGTCTTTGACGGTGACGATCCCGATGGGCTGTTCCGGGTTGTCGGGGTCGGTGACCACCGTAGCGATCAGGGCCGGGTCCAGGTAGCCGAGACGAACCTCACCGCTTACCTCATTGACGAAGGCGGGATAGCACTGCTCGCCGTAGAGAGCGAGTTCACGGACCTTCTTCGGGAGCTTGAGGCTCATCTGGTTGATGGGGTCACGCCAGAACAGATCCAGCACCTTCTGGCTGTCCTTGTCCTTGCAGCTCAAACGAACGCCCTCTGCCAGAAGGTAGGCCAACGGGAGTTCGATCAGGCGGTTTGCCAGAAGATTGCTTTCCCACAGGTACAACGCCACCTTGCGCATCCGCTCCTGGGTCATGGGCGCCAGATCCCGGGAGGTATCGCCGCTCAGGCGGCGCCACTGGTCTTCATCGTCGTCGATGGTGTTGCCGGCCGCCTCCCGGAACTGCTCTTCCCTGTCCTCTCCCTGGGGAGCCTGGCCGCTCAAAACGGCGAACATCCGCGATACGAGGTTCTTCAATTCCATCTTTGTGGCCCTGAAAAGGTTTTATAAAGCTTTATGAAGCGGAGAACGCGGCGAAGCCCTACCCATGGGCCTAGCCACGCCGGAAAATGCGATTGGAGCCCCGTACGCCGGAGAGACCAATGCCGACCTTCGGCGCCATCCTGGAGGGGCGGTAGACGTCCTCGGACGATTCCACCGTAGCGCCGGCCGGCGGCTGCCCTTCCTGCCGGGTTGCCGCCCAGGCCAGCAGACCGGCTACCGCTGAGTCACCATGGCGATACTGTCCATCAGAGCCCTTGTCCCTGCCGTCATCCACTCCAGGGCGTCCATTGGTCAGGACCACCCGCCGATGGTCGGCGATGATGTCTTCGCTGGCCGGCACCAGGATCGCCTTGTCCTCATAGGCATTGCGATAGGGCGGAAAGTTGGCGGCATACCAGGCGGCTGTCAGCATCACGCACTCAACCCGGTTCGGGCCGTACTTCTGCAGCGCTGCCTCGGCGTGTGACTGGCCGTTGCCTCGGGCATCGAACTTGGAGTGATGAAACAAGGGCAGCTCATCCATGATGAAGAACAGGATCAGCTGCTGTACGTCGAATGGGATGCAACGCAATTCCAGGGTGAAGCCGGTTTTCCAGCGCTGGGCACTCTCCTCCTGCAGGACCCAAATCACTGAAAGGTCACCTGTTCGGCCGAAGTCCTGACCCAACACGGTGCGCTTATCGGTGGGCAGGCTGTCGATCACCGGCTTCAGGTTATCGGCAATCCAGGTCCTGGCTTCGTCGATGCGGCGATCATCGAGCACCCACTCGAGAGGCTTGGAGAAGCGCAGCACCGGAATGCCTTCGCTCTGGCAGCGTTCAATGAGGGTTCGGGAGAAGTAGGCCCCGGAGCCGGCCTTGGGAATGCAGAACAGTTCTTCGTCCGCACCCTCGCCGTACTGGGCCACCAGGTCGGCCCGGAACTTGGCCTCGGCCTCGGGCGACCATTTCATCCCCCGCACCAGGCAGACCCGTTTGTAGAAGCCTTCGGCCAGGGCATCGTCCAGGGTGGTCCGGTGCAGACTGAAAGGGCGCTTGCCGGCCTTGATTTCCCGCACCAGTTGGTTGAACTCGTTCTCTTCCCCGTTGTGGGTGCTGACGATGTCCACGCGCCCGCCCCACATGAGGAAGGCCAGGGCGGCCTTGATCAGTTCCTTCAGGTTGTTGTGGAAGGCGGCTTCATCAATACGGGCATGGCCCTGGCGGCCCCGGAAGTTGTGGGGGTTGGAGGACAGCGCCTCAATCTTGAAACCGCTGGCGAACTGGATGCGGTAGCGGATGATGTCGCGCCGCTCGTTCTCGATGACCACGCTTTCCAGGCCCACGTCGATGGCCGAGGCAGCCAGACCGTAGGCCCGGGCGAAGAAGGCGCAGTCGCCGATGAACTCGGCGGCCATGGGCAGGTTGTAGCCGACATAGAACTGATCCATGCCGGTTTGC